TTGGCACAGGATATGATTCTGCTCCAACAATTACAATTGGAACAAGTTGGGCAGCTTCTACGCCAGTAACAACTAATGCTCAAATATATTCTGGCGCAAATTTATATACAGTAACAGTAGGTGGAACTACAGGAACTACTGCTCCAACAAATACTACAGGCAATTCGTTTGCTGATGGTAGTGCTACATTAACATATGTTGGTTCAGCTGCTACAGCAACTTGCTCTATTGAACCAAATCCAGATTTACCACAAGCATTCGGTGAGAATATTGACTTTAAAGCTGAAGCAACTTCTCTTATTGTTAATTCAAATAATCCTTTGGGTAATATTCAGTAATGTTAAACATTCCACCATTCTATCACGGACTTACTCGTAAAGTTATCGTTTCATTCGGTAGCTTGTTTAGCAACATTCGTGTGCAAAGAGAAAATAATGATGGGACTCTTGGACAAGAGATTACTGTTCCACTAGCATATGCTCCAAAGGAGAAATGGTTAGTTCGTATTGAACAAGATCCAACTCTTGACCGAAATGTTTATACAACATTACCAAGAATGTCTTTTGAAATTACTAGTATGTCATACGATTCTATTAGAAAAACTAATCGTATGAATCAAGTTCAAGCATCAAATACTGGAGTTTCTCCAACAGCAATAAATCAAGCGTATAGTCCTGTTCCTTATAATATTGACATATCTCTTTATATTTTAACTAAAACTCAAGAAGATGCTTTTCAAATTGTTGAACAAATTCTTCCTTTTTTTACACCAGAATTTACACTAACAATTAATGCTGTTCCTGAACTTGGTGTTACAATGGATATTCCTATTGTTTTAAACACAATAAACATTGAAGATAATTATGATGGTGATTTTACCGAGCGTAGATTTGTAACTTACACAATTAACTTTACAATTAAATCTAGTTTCTATGGTCCAGTAACTACCAATGGTCCAATTACCAATGTTATTGTTAATGTACCAAGTACACCAACAACAAAGTATACAGCAACTGGTAATTTTACTACCAAAACAATTGAAGAATCTTGGAATGATGCATTCTAATGGCACAAATATATAACGCAAATCCCAATTTAAAAGCGATTGGTGTAGAAGTAAATTATACACCTGAACAGATTCAAGAATATATTAAGTGTAAAACTGATTACATTTATTTTATTGAAACATACTGTCAGATCGTTACACTTGATAGAGGGCTGCAACCATTTAAACTCTACGAGTGTCAAAAACGCAAATTAAAAATCATTCATGAGAATCGTAAAGTTATTCTTATGGAAGGTCGTCAGCAAGGTAAAACTACCACCTCTGCTGCTTATATTCTTTGGTATACAATTTTTCAAGACGCAAAAAATGTGGCGATTCTAGCCAACAAAGCTACAGCTGCTCGTGAAGTTCTTGCTCGTTATCAGGTTATGTTTGAAGGTTTGCCAATCTGGTTACAACAGGGTGTTAAATCTTGGAACAAGGGAGATATTGAACTTGAGAATGGATCTAAAGTTTTTACTGCTGCAACATCTGCTTCAGGTATCCGTGGTAAGTCTGTTAATTTGTTATATGTCGACGAAGCGGCAATTATTCCTAATACTGTTGCTGAGCAGTTTTTCGCTTCTGTTTATCCTACTATCTCTGCAGGTGAAACTACAAAAATTCTTTTGAGTTCAACTCCGCTTGGTTATAATCACTTCTGGAAATTCTGGAACGATGCTGATAACAAGCGTAATGGTTTCGTAAATCTGTTTATTCCATACTGGGAAATTCCAGGTCGTGATAAAAAATGGGCTGATGAACAGCGTGGTATTCTCGGCGATCTTAAATTCAATCAAGAGGTTCTTTGTAAATTCCTTGGTTCTGCTCTTACACTTATCAATTCTGATGTAATTGGTAATATGTCACCAACATATCCAATCTATTCTAAAGATGGTTTAGATGTTTATGAAGAACCAGTTTATGAAATAGAAACTGAAGAATACGACGACTTTGGTAAACCAAAATTTAAACCACCACATTCTTATGTTTTAATTGCCGATGTGGGCGCTGGTATTGATGGCGACTATTCAGCTTTTTCAGTTATTGATATTACAACTGCTCCCTATAAACAAGTAGCCAAGTTTAGAAAAAATGATGTATCTCCACTATTATATCCAAATTTTATATACAAAGTAGCCAAAGAATACAATAATGCCTATATTTTAATTGAGATAAATATAAGTGAGCAAGTTGCTAATATTCTACATAATGAACTAGAGTATGAAAACCTACTATTTGTGAATAGAAATGCTCAAGGTCAAACGATCTCGGGTGGTTTCGGTGGTGGTCGCACTCAGTTGGGTGTAACAACCGATAGGAAGGTTAAACGAATTGGTTGTATGAACTTTAAGAGTATGGTTGAGGAGCAGAAATTACTGATTCCTGATGCTGATACGATTTCAGAAATTACAACTTTTATAGAATCAAAAGGTTCATACGCTGCAGACGATGGATACAATGACGACCTAGTTATGACACTGGTTCTATTTGGTTGGCTAACTACCCAGCCATATTTTAAAGATTTAAATGATATCAATCTCAGAGAATTGATTTATAAAACTCGAATCAAAGCGATTGAAAATGAATTAACCCCATTTGGGTTTATAGCAGACGGCCAAGGTTCTGAGGAAAGACCTCTTTTGAACTTCTAAAAAGCGGAAAAAACTAAATAATTTGGTGAATGCTTAACTTCAATGGCACAAACAAATAACATGTACATGTAACAAGGAGAATTACAATGCCTTTTCAACTTAGTCCAGGTGTTGCAGTCGTAGAAAAAGATTTCTCATCGATCATCCCAGCAGTAAGTACTTCTACTGGTGCGTTCGCTGGGTCATTCCCATGGGGTCCAGTTTTAAGTCCAATTACAGTCTCTTCTGAGAATCAATTGGTACAACAATTCGGATTTCCTAACGATTCCAACTTCCAATCTTTCTTTACAGCAGCTAACTTTTTAGCATATTCGAACAATCTCTTGTTAGTTCGTGCCGATTCTGCTAATGCTAAAAACGCTGTTACGATCCAAAGTGGCGGTGTCGCTTCTATTTCAGTAGGAACTGCTGGTAGCGGATATAATTCATTAGTAGCTTCTTATGCCAATGGTATTGGACCTGCTGTAACAATTTCAGCTCCAGACGAATCTGGTGGTATTCAGGCAACTGCAATTGCTACTATTTCTGGTGGTGGTATTAGTGCTATTTCTGTTGGTACTGGTGGTACTGGTTGGACTGGTACTCCAACAGTAACTATTACTCCTGTTTCTGGAGATAGTGGTACTGGAGCTGCAGCTACTGCTGTTATTTCTGGTGGTGTTATTACTGGATTTACAATTACTACTGCTGGTACTGGATATAAGAAAGTTCCTACAGTAACTGTAACAGGAACTGGAACAGGATTTACTATTGGTGCAGTAACATTAACTACATCTTCTGTAACTGCAATCAATATTACAACTGCTGGTACTGGTTACGCTAACCCACCAACAATTACTATCGCTGCTCCACCAAGTGGAACTACAGCTGTAGCAACTTCTACTATTACTACTGCTGGTGTTAAAATTAACAATGGTCAAGATTACTTAAACAACTACAGCACTGGCGCTGGTGTTGTTGGCGAATTCGCTGCTAAGTATCCAGGAGCATTAGGTAACGGATTATTAATCTCTTACGCTGACTCTACAACTTATTCAACATGGGCATACAAAGGACAGTTTAATTCTGCTCCAGGTACTTCTGCTTATGCTGCTTCTGTTGGTGGATCTCTTGATGAGTTACATGTTGTTATCGTTGATAGCACTGGTGTTTGGACTGGAACTCCAGGAACTATTTTAGAAAAATTTGGTTATGTTTCTAAAGCTGCTGATGCTATGAATAGCAGTGGTGTAAATAATCACTACAAAAATGTAATCAACTCTTCATCAAATTATATTTGGTGGATGGATTATCCATCAGGTAACTGGGGCGCATATGCTTCTGGTGTAACTTTTGCTGCTGCTCCATCCGCTGCTGCTACTGGTTATACACTCTCTGGTGGTATTTCTGATTACAACTTAACTGACTCATACCAACAAGCTGCTTATGCATTGTTTACTAATGCTGAGTTGTATGATATTAGTTTATTAATGGCAGGTGCTGCTGATTCAACTACTGCTAATTATATCTGTGGTATTGCTGATAGTCGTAAAGATTGCGTAGCATTTATTTCCCCACAAGATGTTTCAGCAGGTGGTCCAATTGTTGGAAATACTTCAACTCAAACTACATCAATCGTTGCTTACCGTAACGCAGTAAATTACTCTGGCTCATATGCTGTAATGGACTCTGGTTACAAATATCAATACGATCGCTACAATGACAAATATCGTTATGTTCCATTAAATGGCGACATCGCTGGTTTGTGCGCTCGTACTGATTACACTAATGACCCATGGTGGAGTCCAGGTGGTTTGAATCGTGGTCAAGTTAAGAATGTTGTTCGTCTTGCTTATAACCCTGATTCTGCAAACCGTGATGCTCTTTACCAAGCGAATGTAAACCCAGTTGTTGCATTCCCAGGACAAGGTGTTGTTTTATTTGGCGATAAAACTATGCAAGCAAAAGCTTCTGCGTTTGATCGCATAAACGTTCGTAGATTGTTTATTACTCTTGAAAGAGCAATTGCTGATGCTGCTAAATATT